TGATAATGGGTTCATCGTTATGAGTGGTGTAGTATATTATTTCCCTCTAACCTAATGATGCTTAGATATATGACTTATGAGGAAAGTTGGACACCAAAAATCACTATAATGAGTGAACGCGTGGTTTGATTGAGTAAACGAAAATAAAAGGATAAACAAAATGGCTAAAACAGTAGCATTTGATGTAGAAATTGATAGTGGTAATTCCGTCAAGACCCTTGGAAGTCTAAAGGAACAATTAGAACAAATCAATGAGCAATTAGAAAAAACGGAGATTGGTTCCAAGGCGTTTACTGAATTATCAGACCAAGCCAGAGCAACTGCGTCGGAGATAAAAACGCTCGAAAAAACGTTTGAGGGTCTTGAACCACAACAAAAGACCGAAGCGTTCCTAAAAGGATTTGAAGCCATTTCAGGCGCTGTTGCAGTAACCGCTGGAACACTTGCTATATTTGGTGTTGAGTCAGACAAAATTGGTAAGATTGAAGAAAAGGTTCAAGGAGCCATCGCAATCGCTATTGGTGCAAGAGCAATCGCAGAGGGTGCTTTACAAGCCCGAATCGCTGCGAGATTAGTTGCAGAAAAAGCTGCGGCTGTTGCGACCAAAGCCGCAACCGTGGCTCAAGCCGCATTCAACTTGGTATTGAACGCAAACCCAATCTTCTTACTTGTTACGGTTCTTGCAGCCGTGACCGCAGGTATTGTTGCGTTTACCGCTGCGATGGGAGATAATACTGATGAGGTTGAAGCAAACAACAAAGCACTTCTTCAGAGAAACCAACTCCTTGAAGACTCTGCAAACTTCCAACTTCGTGTAGCACAAGCAACAGGTCGTTCCGCAGAAGAGGTAAAACAGGCGCAGATTACGGCTACTGAAGCTACTCTTGCAAGATTAGAAGCAGAATACAAATTAGCTGAAGCAGGTGAAGCACAAAAGAAACTTGCTGAAGATATCAGAAAAGCAAATGATGATTTACTTATCCAAAACCTTGAACTTGGTAAAATCCGTGAGGATGAAAGACAAAAGGAAATCAAAGATGCTGAAGATAGAAAAAAGCGTCTTGCTGAAGAACGTAAGAAAGCACAAGATGAAGCTGATAGAGTTAGAGCAGAAGAACTAAAGAAAGAACAAGATTTCCAACAAAAGTTCTTTGACCTTCGTGTTCAGGCGTTCAAGAAATCTCAACAAGAACTCAATGATTTCTTACTAAACATTGATAGAGAAGAAGAAGAGAGACTGAAGAGAAACAAAGAACGATACGACGCATTCTTCAAGGATAGGGTCACAGTTCAAAGAGCATCAACTATCCAATCGGTAAATGATACTCAAGAACAAACAAGAACATCGTTAGATACCATTCAGTCATACGCTGAAAACTTGGATTTGAGAGTAAAGTCGTTTTTACAAAGTTCAACCGCTCAAACTATTCAAGGTGTAGCTGCTGCTGGAACACAATTATTTAGAACTCTTCGTGAAACCACAGGTGAGTCAAACAAAGAGTCATTTGAGAAATCAAAGAAATTCAAAATCGCAGAGGTTGTGACAAGTTCTACTCAATCTGCGTTTGAAGCATTCGCATCAGCTCAAAAGTTGAATGGTACTGTTCCTGGCTTGGGAATTATTGTTGGTGCTGCATTGGTTGCCGCTATCGCAGCGTCTGCTAAAAAGGCGATTGCTAACATTCAGAGTTCAACCTTTGAAGGTGGTGGTACTCCATCATCGCCTGTAAGTGGTGGAGGTGGTGGAGGTTTCTCTGGCGCTGCTGGTTCGTTTATTCCAATCGGTCAACAGCCCGCAGGAACGCAATTGACTCCTACATTCCAAGCTCCAGCTCCTCAACCAATTCCTGCTTATGTCATTGCTGGTGATGTGGAGAATGGTTTGGAAGCAGAAGCAAGATTGAGAAACAGACGTAGATTAGGTCCGGGATAATCAACACTAATAAAAAAAGATATAAGATACTATGAACAAATCAGTAAAAATTATCAAATTGGACATCAACGAGTTGGATGACTTGAGTGGTGTTGATGCTATCTCTATTGTTTCTGAACCTGCGATTGAAGAAAACTTTATGTTCTTCTCTAAAACTCAACCTCATATGTTTGAGTCATACGCAGATTACCCTGATGGGGTAAGTAATAACGCAAAGCGTGGTATTGAACTAAACGAGAAGCAGGACAATCAATGTGCTACTCAAGTTGGTAAGGTTCGTGCGCAGCAGCTGGCAAACAAAGAAGCCATTTCGGTTGAAACAATCAAGAGAATGTACTCTTACCTATCTCGTGCGGAGGAATACTATGATGAGTCTGATACTACTGCTTGTGGGACTATCTCATATTTGCTTTGGGGTGGTTTGGCTGGTAAAAGATGGGCTGAATCAAAACTCAAAGAATTAGGATTGTTTGAGGGAGCGATTGATGTATCTACTTTACCAAATTATGTAAATGAACCATCAGGTTCTTTGATTGTCAAAGACATTTACAATACACCACAAGAAGACAAAGAAATGGTGGATGGTATTGTTGAACTGATTGTCAAAATTGATGATATGGAAAATCGCAAAGAAATCGTATTAGATACACTTCGTGATTTTGCAGAAGAAGGTGTTCAATATAATTTAGATGATTTCCTACAAAGAGTAGGTGTGTCTATGTCAGAGTTAGAGTTCGTAGACAATGCTGGCGGATTTAGTGTTGGTGATTATGTATCGTGGACTTACGCTGGTAGAGGTGAAGGTGATGACCGAGCAAGAGGTCAAATCAAAGACCTTCGTGTATCAGGTGAAGTAAATGTACCTGGCACGGATTTTACACTAACCGCAACTGAAGAAAGACCCGTTGCGTTGATTGAAACTATTGATGGAACTATCGTAGGTCAGTATACTGATAATTTGAGACAAATCCAAAAGCCAGAAAACTTTGTAAGTCCATCAGCTGGCGAATCAGAAGATGATTTCATTGGTCGTTGTATTCCTGTATTGTTAGATGAGGGTTATCCACAAGACCAAGCCACAGCGATTTGTTATTCCTATTGGAGAGAAAAATATGAAGAAGATAAAAGAAATATACAAAATTATGTATCCCGCGTATTTGATTTATTGGGCTACTTGGACGGACTTCCAGTTTTCGCGACTCCGCAAGAGGCTGAAGAAGTTGGAAAATTGGCTGGCTGCGAGGGCTACCACGAACACGAAGTAGGCGAATTCATCGTTTATATGCCTTGTCAAGAACACGACCCATCTATGGACGCAATGTTGCAAGAAGCATATGAAACTTGGTTAGAGCAAAATAAAAGGTCTTGGGATGAACTTACTGAATCTGAAAAGGAAGCTCTACTAAAACAATTGGATGAGGTAGCTGAAGACAATGAAATGTTTGTTGGTAAATTCGTAAACACATCAGGTATTTCTGCAAAGCCAAAAGATACATCATTTATGGATTCCCCATATACTCGTATCAGATACAAGTATGATGTAAAGCCGGGAATGGGAGCTGCTATCCAATCAAATACTCGTGATTTTTGTAGAATTATAATTGACAGATACACCAATCAAGGTAAAGTATTTAGGAAAGAGGACATCAATAATATGTCTTTGGCTGGAGTAAATACTGGCTTCGGTCCTGGTCCTAAAAACAATTACTACGACATCTTCTTGTACGCTGGTGGTAAGAATTGTAGACACCAATGGCAAGCCGTGACCCAAGTGATAAATCCACTTACAGGTAAATGGGGAACAAAATACGAAGAAACAAAAGTAGACAAGCCCGTTGATACAATCTCAAATCCAGCAAGTGGACTTGCTTTGATTGGTGGTGAGGTTGTAAATCCATCAGATATCGTGACATCACGATTTGCAAGACAAGAGTTCCAAGACCAACAAGTATTGGCTGGACCTTTTATGATTCCCGATAAACTTATCTACCGATACGATGAGATGAATGGTGAATACTATGTGTATTTCCCTGAAGACGCAATCAAAAAGATTGCTCATAAGTTTATGGAGAAAAAATACACCGACAAAACAAACATTGAGCACGATTCAAACCAAATGTTTGATGATGTGTTCGTAGTTGAGTCGTGGTTAGTTGCTGACCCAAAGCGAGACAAGTCTCTTGTCTACTCTGGCGGCAAGGAATACCCAAAGGGAACTTGGTATGGTTTAGTCAAAGTAAAGAACTCTTTGCTTTGGAACGAGTATATCAAAACGGGTTTATTGAAAGGTTTTTCAGTTGAGGGCTTCTTCTTGGATGAGCTTCTCAATAAAAAACAATCAAATTTTCAATAATCTAACGAAATCCCTTGGTGTTCCATATTTATTGTGAGAGAATGGAGAACGGAAAGTCGTTTCCCCATAGTTTATTTTCTTGATTTGTGAATGCGTTCATAGATGGGTTATAAATTGGGTAATGTATTCGTTCTAATTCAGAGTGTAAAATAATAATAGGATTTTTGATTATGAATACAATCAAAGAATTAGTGAAAAAACATTTCAACCTTGTTGAAGCCGCTAAGCAATCCTTCGGTGAAATCAAATCTGCGGACGGCGAGTTGACACTTGCTTACGAGGGCGATGAACTCGCTCAAGGTCTTGCAGTTTTTGTAGTTACCGCTGATGGTCAAGTACCTGCGCCAGATGGTGAACACGCTCTTGAGGGTGGTGTTACTATCGTTACTATGGATGGTAAAATTGAAGCTATCAAGGAAACTGCTCCAACCGAAGAAGCATTAGTAGGTGAAGAAATGCAAGAAGAGATGACACCAGCCGAAGCAGTTGCTGAAGAAGTAGCTGATGAAGTTTCTGAAGAAGTCGCTTCAGTTGTTGAAGAGGCAATTTCAGAAGAAGTAATCGCTGCTGTAACCGAAGCTGTTGCTGGTGCTGTTGGTGAAATGATGAAAAAATACGAAGAGAAGATGGCTGCTTTAGAAGCTAAATTTGATTCTTTCTCATCTGCTCCAGCTGCAAAGAAAACAATCCCAACCCAAATTGCAAGTCGTGAAGATTTCTCAAGTTCAGTAAATTCTGACTTGGTTGAAAAGTTCATTGCTGCTAAAAAAAGAAAATAATAACTAAACTATAAAGGTAAAATTATGGCATTTGACGTAGCTGCTTTATCTGCTTTCAATAACGAAGTCGCTGGCGAACTCGTTGTAAAAGCAATTATGGTTGGTTCTACCATTGAATACGCGACTGTAAAAGAGGGCGTAAAATACAAAGAACCTATCAACTTATTTGAAGTTGACTTGAACATCGTTGATGGTCGTGGATGTGTATCATCTATGGCTGGTACTGCTTCTTTCGCTCAACGCGACATTGAAGTTTGTCAACGTTCTTCTCACGATGGCTTGTGTCTTCGTGACCTTGACACTAAATACCTTGGTGTTCTTCAACCAGCTGGTGGTTACAACGAGACTTTCACTCTTGTAACTGAATACTCTGACCAAATCGTTCGTGGCTTCCAAAAGGCAAACGACCAATTCATTTGGGGTGCTACTACTGCTGCTGGTGACTGTGTAAATGGTTTGAAGACTATCATCTCTGGCTCAACTTCTGGCGTTGTCGTTCCTTCTGCTGTAACAGGTTCAGTTCCTTCATCTACTAACATCGGTGACCAAATTGATGTGATGATTGAGAACCTCGCTGCTGATGTACAAGACCGTGAAGACTTGACTGTATTCCTTTCAATCACTAACTTCCGTAAGTACATCACTTGGTTGAGAAACGAAAACAACTACCACTTTGACCCAGCTGCTGTAGAGAACCGCGTGAACTTTATGGCTATGAAGCACCCATTCACTCCTAACGTAACTGTTGTAGGAACTATCGGTCTTCAGGGTTCAAATCGTATGGTTCTCGGACCTGCTAAGCACATCGTTATCGGTACTGATTTGCTAAGCGACGTAACTTCATTTCAACTTTGGTACGACATCAATGACGACAAGTTGAAGCACCGCGTTGTTACTAAACTTGGTGTGAACATTGCATATCCTGAATTCTGGGTATCTAACGACCAAGCCTAATCGTTGAACAAAAATAAAAGGAGACAAGAATGAGCACTTGCGACATTACAACAGGGTTTACCCTTGGCTGCCGTGACAACACGGGCGGTCTCAAGAATATCTACATCTTGTCTGGCTCTATCAGTTCAACAAGCGGCACAACAGGTTTGCTTACCGAAATTAGTGGTAATGGTACTTTCTACAAATTTGAATTGACTCGCCAGACCGGTGACTTCACCGAGGCTATCAACTCATCAGTAGAAAACGGAACCATCTTCTACGAGCAAACCGTGAATGCTCCTTTCCACAAGTTGCAATCCGCAACGAGAAACCAAGTTAGAACACTTGCTAAGAATCCTGATATCAGAATGATTGTTGAAACCAACAATGGTTCAGAAGATGGAGTTGGCGTGTTCTTCCTTCTTGGTCAAACTCGTGGATTGTCATTGAGTGGTGGACAAGGCCAGACGGGTACCGCTTTCGGTGACCTCAACGGATACACTCTTACCTTTACAGGTCAAGAGCCAGAACCAGCGTCAGAACTTTCAGGTTCTTCGTTGGCTGGAGTCCTTGCAGGTATCAGCGTAGGCTAAAATTCATATAATAGTAGAGGGGAGTCGTGATTGTGCGGCTCCCTATCTACTATTTTTTTTGGGATATAGATTATGATTTACTTATACGCATCATCAAGCAATAACTTCGCTTTTATACCCTCATCCTCATTTTCATCAGGGGAGAGTATAAGAGCTTTATTTGTTGATGGGTTTACTGAAGATAGTTCATCATTTGAATTCCCAGCAACATCATCTGGAAATTGGGTAAAGGGTCAAGTCACACTTCCTACTGACATTGACCTAAAAGGTGGAACATACGACCTTACCTTCCAAAAGGTTTTAGCAGGTGTAGCTCAAGTTTGGGGTACATCTACACAAGTTTGGGGTACATCCCAAGTTGTTTGGTCAGTAGGAACAACCACTTTGTATCAAAACGACACGACTACAAAGGCGTACGTTTCAGAGAGTGTAGCAAGAACGGAGTATTCTTCCACTAATGAAAACGCAGCTTATGTAGTGTTCAACGGATAATACTATGGAAGAATTGAAAAAACACAAGTTCACCATCATCCCAAAATATGGGGAGTTTTACTACCCTGATGGGTATATTTTTGAAGACGACAAAGGTGATGTCGTATTTTATGGTGAGAACAATAAGTTCCCACAACTTCTAATTGACTTATTTCACAAATCATCAGTTCACGCAACTGCTGTGAATGCAAAACACCAAGCGGTGGTTGGTCAAGGTTTGACAGGTATCAACGAAGATTTGTTGAATCAAGCAAACAAAGAAGGTGAAACTTGGAATGATATTTTTACCAAAGTAGCACTTGATAGAGTTCTTTTCGGTGGTTTCGCATTAGAAATCATTTGGACAAACGATAGAACCAAGATTGCTGAAGTTTATCACGTTGACTTTTCTTACATCAGAGCACATAAGTGCGACCATAGAGGAAATGTTCCTGGCTATTACGTTTCAAAGTATTTTGGTAAGAGATATGGTGGTATTGTACCTTACAAAAAGGATTTACCTTACTTACCATCTTTCTCAAAAATGGATAGAACTGCTCCAAGTCAATTATTGTACTTCAAACCTTACACCGCAGGTTTAGATTATTACCCATTGCCTGATTATATGGGTGCGTTGAAGACCATTGAGTTAGACGCAGAGGTGGATAACTTCCACAAAAATAATATCAAGAATGGTTTAGCACCATCACTTGCAATCACAACATTTACTGACGCAAACGAAGAAGAACGTGAAGCGATTGAGCGTCAGTTACGAGCAGCATACGCAGGTTCAGATAACGCAGGTTCGTTGATGTATATGGATGTTGCAGACAAAGACCAAGCGCCCGTAATCACTCCAATCCCACAAAATGGTGCGGATGGATATTACACTACTGTAAACGATATGGTGACACAAAAGATTTTGACAGGTCACCGAATCACATCACCTATGTTGTTAGGTATCAAGACTGAAGGTCAATTAGGTGGTAGACAAGAATTACTTGACGCATACGCACACTTCTTGACCACGGTAATCTACCCAATGCAATCAGACATTCTCAAGACCTTTGAGATGATATTCGCAGTAAATGGTGTAGACACGGTATTGGGTGTTCAACAAATCAAATTATTTGATGATGGAACTACTGAAGTAGATGTAGTAACATCAGTAGAAGCAGACGCAGGTGAAGACCTCATCTTGGAAACTAAATCAGAGGGAATAGTATAATGGTTACCACTTTATTTATCAGCGAAAACAAACTCAAAGCGTTTTCTGATTTGAATCAGTCAGTTGACGCTGATTTGTTGAAGAACGCTATCAGAGAGGCTCAAGATATTCACATTCAACAATATCTTGGATACAATCTCTACCAAAAGTTGATTCAAGATGTAAACGCAGGGTCATTGAGTGGTGATTACCTATTCCTTATGACAACTTACATCCAAGACACATTACTTTATTGGTCTTACTACGAAGCTCTTGAAGCAATTTGGTTGAGACCTCGTAACAACGGATTACTCATCCCACAAGGTGGACAAGAAGGTGCGCCTGCTGATATGAGAATCTACGATAAAAAAAGAACTTCAGTTAGAAACAAAGCTGAATGGTATGCTGAAAGATTAGTTGGATACTTGATTGACAACGAAACCAAGTTCCCTGAATTTGGTACTGAAACAGGTATGGAAATCTACCCCGACCAACGTTCTGCATTCAACTCACCTTTTGTGACCAAAAGGGGTTATTACGAAGATATGAAAAAACTTGGTATCAAGGTTACTGATTCAAGATACAAATACTTACCTCAATAAGGATAGAAGATGGCTAATTACAATCTTACTTCACAACAACTAAAAGATACTTACCAACAATTAGTTCAAGTATCGGGCTCTGCAATCGTAGATGGAACAGGTTCGTTAGTAAACGCATTTGATTACCCATCTAATTCAGCATATACTACATTCTCATCATCAGTTGCAAGTACCCTAAACACCATTGTTGCAGGTTCAGGTTCTGCTGACTGGACGTTGATTACTAACAAACCCGCTGGATTGGTGAGTGGTTCAACTCAAGTAAACTACTTACAACTACAAAATATTCCAAGTGGTATTCTTTCTTCATCAGCTCAAATCGCAACTGATATTAGTGGAGCATTTACTTCTACATCTGCTTCTCTTGCTGCTGGAATTGCAACCAACAAAAGTGATATTACCACTAAACTAAACACATCTACCTTTACATCTTATTCTGCATCTGCTGCGGTAAGATTTACTACTAACGAGACTGATATTGCGAACAACACACTTGATATCGCTACACAAACTTCTCGTGTAGATTCTTTGGTAGCTGCGACATCATCTTACGCAGTAAAGAATAGTAATAACACATTTAGTGGAACTCAAACATTTGATAACATCGCTGTAAATGGAACTGCAAGTATTGCTCACGTTCAAACTGTAACGGGTTCTGCAGTAATCATCGGTGAAGAGTTTATTATTCTAAACGCAGCAACTCCTGCTGCAAGATACGCAGGTATCAAGATTTACGATACGGGTTCGGGCGCACCAGCAACCGCATCGTTAGAGTGGGATGGTGTCCAAGACACTTGGATTATAATGGAAGAGTCAGGCGATACTGCTGTAATCCTTACAGGTATGACCGGTTCTCGTGGTTCAGAAGCATTACCAACCACAAATAGAGTTCAAAAGGGTGGTGGTTTCAATCAACTTACTGACTCAAACATTTCTGATGATGGTTCACAAGTATCTATCACAGGTCCCGTATCTGCATCAACTTATTATGGTGATGGTTCTAATCTCACAGGCGTATCAAGTGGTTTAGTATTAGGTTCAACCGCAACATCACTTCAATCCGCTCTAACTACAACTCCAGCAGTTGCTGCTGCAAGTTATTCAATCGCAATAGGTAATAATGTTACGGTTGAGTCTGGCTCAACAGGTATGATTGCTATTGGTAGTGATATAAATGGTTCTTTCACTAACCGAGATTATTCAGTTGCAATCGGTGCTGCAGTAGTCCTTGAAAACAATGGTTTAGAAGCAGTTGCTATTGGTTCTTCTTCTCGTGGTGAAGATTATACCGTAGCTGTCGGAGCTCAAGCTAGTGGAACAGGATATGCAGTTGCGGTTGGTAAGAATGCAAGAGCTGGTAGTGATTATAGTATCGCTATTGGTGCTAATGTAAATTCAACATCAGCAGGAACAAACCCATCAACCATTGCGATTGGTAAAGATTCTCAAGCAACCGCAGCCAATGCAATCGCTATTGGTGAAGGTATAATTGTGGGAGGAACACGAACCATAGGTATTGGATACAATCTAAGCGCAGGTAGTGGACTGAATTCCTCAAACACTGTATGTATTGGTTATAATGGTTCAGCGAATGTATCTAATGCAGTTGCGATTGGATTTGAAGCATATTGTGGTCAGTCTAACACTGTCGCAATCGGTAATACCGCAGAAGCAAATGGTGTAAACTCCGTTGCTTTAGGTGATGCGATTACTAACAATACAAACACCGTCGCAATTGGTATTGCAGAAACCGCAAATGGTGATGAGTCAATCGCAATAGGAACCGCTCACAACGCTAATGGTGATTATTCAATCGCTATTGGTAGAAGAGGTGGTGTATCTGGCGAAGCTGCGGTTGGTATTGGTAATTTTACTACAACAAATGGTAATCACGCAATTGCGATTGGTAACACTGCTACGGCTACTGCTGCTAACACTATCGCAATCGGTAGTGCTTCAGTCGCTTCATCTGCAAATGAAATCAACATTGGTGATAGATTCAAGTTTGATGGAACATCTACTATTAGTCTAATTGGTCAAGTAAGTTCTTCTCTTGGATTTGTTGGTAATGGTAGTGGTCTTACTAACATAACTGCAACATCAGCGTCTTATGCTCAAACATCATCATTTGCCGCAGGAAACTTTGAGGTTGCTGGTCAGATGTTCTCACCAACATTCGCAGGTTCAGTTGCAAGTTCAACGTCAAGTATTGATTTTGACAATGGTAACTTTGCTACACTTTCGTTGACTGTTCCAACATTCCTCGCAAGCCCATCTAACTTGAAGAGTGGTACAACCTACACAATCATCATCTCAAGTGGTTCGTTGATTGCAAACCACGGCTCAGCATTCAAGTTCGCAGGTGGAACATCACCAACTTACTCAAACGGAACTGATGTTCTTACAATGGTAAGTGATGGTACTAACTTGTACGCAACCGCATTGACTGACTTTCAATAAGGAATAGTATGTTTACACCAATAGGATTTTTTGCACCATCAGGTTGGTCATTCGGAGGAGTGACCGATGGATTACAATTTGCCTATGAAGCACAATCAACTATTACGCAAGCGACTTGGGTTGATACAAGTGGTAATGGGTATGATGGAACTGAAAGTGCAGAATCAAATAATGGTATAACACACTATACTGATGCGGGTGGGAATTATTGGTTCTTTGACTATACCGACGGAACAAGAGATTCAAATTACCTTTCTACGGGATATGCGCCAGGTACATCGGTTTCTGCGTTTTCTTATACCGTAATTCAAAAATGGGATGGTGGGCCATACGATAATGCTGGTTCAACAAATACAGGTCCATTCTTTGAATGTTCAACGGGTACAAATACTTATGATTTATATGCTTGGAATAATACCCTAAATGGTAGCGGAAACCAATACAGGCCTATTATTCTTATTGAAGTTGGTGAGTTTGAACCATCTGCATATGACTTTGGTTCATCTATGAGAAATAGATGGTGGATGTTGACTACCACTTGGGATGGTACTAATGTAAAAAACTATTTGAATACCACAAATACATCAAACGGAACTCGTTCAGTAACATTGAATTGTGGAACGGCTACAATGAACTTACACCGAAGAGCTTTAGGTAACCGAGGTGAACGTTTACAAGAGTTACAAATGGGTGCGTTCGCTTGGTATAACAAAGCGTTGAGTGCTAGTGAAATCTCTACAAATTACGCATACTTCCAAAATTACTACACAGGATTGTAGTTTCTATCTTTTACTAATTGAGAATTGATGACCCCCCTTTGTGGGGGTTTTATTTTGCGCAATAAAAAAACCCTACGGGCTGAATCGTAGGGTTTTAGGATACCAAAGTATTATAGTTGGAGAACTTATAATGCCTTACTACATTATATGTCTGAAACCTAAATAACTTTTTACCGAATTACACCATATTTATTACCAAGGAGAACGATAATGACTATGGAAGAATACATCACACAAAATTGGGAAACTAT